GTAAGAAAGAAATATTTCTTCCATGGATAGCTCAAGTTTTAGGTGTTTATGATGAAGCATTTCAAAAGCATAAGAATCTTCGTTATAAACCTGAAGATAAACCTAATTATTTGCTTTCATCTTTGTGGGTTAACTTTATGAAAAAGAATGAATTTAATCCACCACACGATCATTCTGATGAATTGTCATTTGTTATATTCTTAGATGTACCTCCCGAAATTACTAAAGAACAAGAAGCATATGATGGTAGATCAGGTGGGCCTGGATCACTAGGTTTTATTTATGGTGAGGGCAACAGACAATCTATAACTTATCAATCTGTTAAACCTACCAATAGAGATATGTTTATCTTTCCTGCGTGGGTAAAACATTATGTTGCACCATTCTATTCTGATGTGACTAGAATATCTGTTGCTGGTAATATTGCCAACTCAGTTCAATTAAAAGATATGAAAAAATACAATGAGGCTCAGAAATTACATGCGGGATCCGAGAAATAATTTTTTTATATTATTGTTTAGTGGACTCACATTTGTTGCGGTCCTAAGTTTATTTATGATGGTGTATGTATCATGAGTAAGAAAGCTAAAGGTAAAAAATGGGATGGAAAATCAAGGGTTTCCACAGATTTGTACCGTAAACGATGGGACGAAATTTTTAAAAAAAATACAAAGAAAGAAAAGTTAACTGCAACTGAAAAGTTAATAAAAGATATAGATAACAATCCTGATTCATGGGTTGAAGGTTATTGGGAATGGAAGAAAGATAATGAAACTAAATAATAAATATAACTACATCACTGGCACACAGTACACGGACCACGGATCACGGACATATGAGGTCGCAGGGTATAGACTTCCTAGTGTAACTACGATATTAGGCCGTACAAAAAATCAACAATTCTTAAAAGATTGGAAGGCCAAAGTTGGAGAAAAAGAAGCGGAAAGAATCAAGAATCTATCTAGTAAGCGCGGGACTGCCATG